CCTCGTCATATCGACCAATGCTCTCGACCATCGTCTTGGGGAGCGTCACGAGCTGCTCACGGAGGTCATCGAGGACGAATGGCCTATTGACGTAGAAAATTCCATCAATCTTCTTGTACATAGGTGGGGCCTTGAGCAGCAGAGGCGGCGCCCACCCGTTCTTGACGATGGCGAGCAGGGCCGCCTCGTAGTTCCCGAGACCCATGACGTCAAAGTACTTGTCGGTCAGAACGATGGTCTGTTGGCCCTTTTTGGCTATGACTTTATTCACGCCATCAGAGTCGCCGATCCAGCCCTGACCCGGAATCCAGCGCACCGTGGGCTTCTTGAAAGACGCCTTGTAGCCCGTGATTTCCGAGAACCCCTTGGGCTCAGACTCGAATACCGACCGGAAATTCGTCGGCAACTTAAAGGTTACTATTTTGGCCGTCAGGGAAGAGGCTGAAGTCTTCCAGCTTCCCTGACTGTTCATAAAAACGCGCCTCTTCCGGAAGATCGACTGAATCTTCCGGGCGGCCGCGGTTCTGGGGGTGTTCCCCGGCATTCTACTACTTTAGAACATTTTATTCTTCGTTCTTGAAATCGAGGCCGTAAATAATAGGTTGGGTCGCGTACGCCTGTTGTTGGTACATCGCGGACTCGACGCGAACCTCCAACTCCTTCGAACTGAACGGCCCTGCGTAAAAGTCTGGGTTGAACTTGAACGTGCCCAGATTGTTCTCGCGACAGTGCTGGTTGAACTGAGCCACGAATATCTTCTGAGGCACAAACGCGTCTGGCGCAAACCGGAACTTCTCCGAACACAGAAAGTGCTGGAGCGAGTTGGTCACCGTAGCCACCTGGCTTCGGATCGTCTTGAAGTACTTGGGTAGGACGTTCCAGATGTCCTTGTCGGCATACTTGGACGCGTAATCCAGATAGGCCCGCAGACACTTGCACAGGATCGCAGGCATCTCAGCCTCGAGTTTGTACTCGAGGTGCGGGTCAGCCACGTCGGGTGCGATTTGGCGACCAAAATTCACGGTGGCCAAGCGACGCAGGATAGACCCAGAGTTGTCCTTCCAGTTTGGAACCTCATTTCCACCCAGAATTCCAGGAGTCGTCCACTGCATACTCAGGGCCGTCTCGCACTTTCGCGCAATGCTGACGTCCTCACCAGACACGAGAGACTGAAACTCGGCCTGTTCGAGCTGCAGGTCACCCTTGATCTCCGGACTGATGAACATGAAACCCTTGTAGATGCTCGAAAGGCCAAACTTCTTCTCGATATTGTTCGAAAGCGTCGCGACATCCTCGCACTCGTAGAACCGACGGGCCACCTTCGTAATCAGGGTAGACTTGCCGGACTGTGCAATTCCCTTCAGAAAAGGGATGACCTGCCACCCGTCCAGCTCATTCACGTCGAAGCACAGACGCCCCATGAACACGTAGACCCACCGAGCCACATCCTCCTCGAAGCGCTGGTAATCCAGAACCTTCTGCATGTGGGGTGTCGGAATATCATACCAGTCCTCGGTGTCGTCGTACGGATCGAAAGGCTGATCAAAGTACTTGCAGGACACGAGCGTCGGGTCTAGATTCTCAAACTCGGCGCCGTCGTACCGGTAAAACTTCATCTGACGGCGACCCGCAGAGTCCTTGACCATCTCGAGAGGGCGCGCATCCAGAAGACCGTTATGGAACGACCAGACGTGACGATCCTTTTTGATTTCAGAAAACTGAATATCCTTGCAGTTGGTCAAGTGGCGGATGACATCGTGGGCCATGTTGCCTCGGTTCGTGAGGTTCAGCCACATCTCGGCATTGTCCTCCTTTTGGGTCTCGTCATAGACAAAGTCCTTGATCTCCTTGACCGGCTTCCACGCCCGAGTGTTGCGGATTTCCTTGCAGCACTGGTCGCGGTAGCGACGGTAGCCGTTACGGTACGCCTGTTTCAGAAGGAAAATCAAGAGCTTCTGATACGACGTGGCATCCTTCTCGATGTCCATGTCCACGTCAGGATTCTCGACCATGGGCTTGTTGAACATCTTGAATTCAGCGTCATTTTCGATGAATTTATTGACGATGGCTTTGTAGCACTCCTTGAAGCGCTTGATACGGCGCTCAAAGGTCATCGGGTTCATGTTGATGTCCTGGGTCTCAGTCTTACTAATCTCTAGCAGTTCGGACCGGGCAAGCATGTAACCACAGATATCGATAATTCGGCGCTTATTCACCTGAAGGCGCTCGAGGTCCTCCTTGTCGATATCCACGGGGAGGCCGTTCGGATCCCGGTTTGGTGATGCCGGGAGCCACTTGGCCGCGAGTAGTTTGAAAATTTCTTGGCGCTTGTCTCCGTTCTGGAGATCCAGATGGAGATTACGCTCACATTCTACGAGCTTCTTGTTGAGGTCCTCGGGCGTCCACGAGTTGATTTCTTTCTGGTAGGCACTTCCCTCAGTAGCCTTTTTGGTGGTGGAGCCCTTGGTTGCCATTGATACAAGTGGCCGCGACTTTTTTAAGCGGGAGCTAGAATGCCCTGCGCCACCGGCGGGCATGCACACGGCTTGGCCGACGACATGGCCGACAGAATTTTGACTAGAATTTTGTTCTGCATCTCCATGCCCTGTGCGATTCTCTCGGTCGCGTCTTTCAGACCAACCAGGGTCGTGGCGATGGTCTCACCCTCCTCGGTCGCGAGCAGAGACCCGAGGGCCTCGAACATATCCATACCCTCGTCCTCGAGGTCGTCCTCATCCATCTCCTCCATCTCCTCCTCTTCGTCAGGGATTTCCTCAATCTTCGTGCGAGACATTGTAATATTCAGGCAGAAATTAAGACCCTGGGTTTTTCGCGCCCGAACTTTTTCGCAACCTATATTAAAATGCCGGGTGGCGGACTTATGCAACTCGTGGCCTATGGTGCCCAGGATACATACCTTACGGGTCAGCCCAAAGTGACCTTCTTCCAGTCAACCTACAAGCGTCACACCAACTTCGCCATGGAATGCGTCCAGCAGACGGTGAACGGCTCGGGCGGCAACGGTGGCGTCTTCACCGTGACCCTGAGCCGCTCGGGTGATCTGGTCGGTGATATGTTCATGGTCGCAACCCCCACACAGTCTTCGTCGGCTCAGCTGACCTCGACCAACTCCAATTTCGATATGAATTGGGTCGCTGAGCGCGCCATCGAGCGCGTCGAGCTCTACATCGGTGGGCAGCTGATCGACCGCCACCAACAGACGTGGTTCCGCCTGTACGCCGAGGTCTTCCTGGCCGACACGAAGAAGATGGACTATGGCCGCCTGACCTCGTCGTCAGTCGTGAATAACGTGGGCACGACGAGCCCGTCCAAGGTGTACCTGCCGCTGCTGTTCTTCTTCAACCGCAACCCGGGCCTGTACCTGCCCCTGATTGCTCTGCAGTACCACGAGGTCCGCATCGACTTTATCCTGAGCCAGTACTACTCGAGCTATTTCGGTACGAACGGCGTAGAGGTCTGGGCCAACTACATGTACCTGGACACGACCGAGCGTGACCGTTTCGCCAAGAACAACCACGAGTATCTGATCGAGCAGGTCCAGCACGTGACCCCAGACGCCGTCGGCACGAGCTCGGAGAACGCCCCGAGCATCATCCGCCTCCAGTTCAACCACCCCGTCAAGGAGCTGATCTGGTGCTACCAGAACAATCAGCTGAGCGCCAGCACGAACCTGAACGCCATGTGGAACTTTAGCTCCAGCACGGCGAATGTGAACGTGACGGTCAACCCCCAGGTCCTTCCCCAGAACGGCATGAACCTCCTGCCGAATCAGGTGGGTGTTCCTCGTCTGTTTGCCCCGCCCCTGCTCTCGTCCAACTTGTACATCGTCACGGCACTTGGTGCCCTCACCGACCGGACCATCAACCTCCAGTCCAACGTCCAGACGGGCAACGTGTTCTGGATAGAGTCGGGTGTGCCCAACTACGGCACGGCCAACACCACCTACGGGTACGAGGTCGGCCCTCTGCACAAGTTCAAGCTGATGCTGAACGGCACGGACCGCTTCATCGAGCAGCCCGGCAAATACTTTAACCAGTATCAGCCGTACCAGTATCACTCGGGAGCCCCCTACGCCGGCATCTACTCGTACTCCTTCGCCCTCAAGCCCGAGGAACTCCAGCCCAGCGGCACCTGCAACTTCAGCCGGATCGACATGGCCCAGGTGGCCGTCAGCCTCAAGTCGGGCATGGGCGCCAACCTTTCCCAGAAGATGTTTGCGGTGAACTATAACGTCCTCAAGGTGGCGTCGGGTCTTGGCGGCCTCGTGTTTTCGAACTAAAGAAGTCTCTGCTACTTTCAGTAGTGCATGCCCTTTGTATACTCTATAAAGTGCAAGCTCGATCCACGTAAGGAATATATAGGTCAGACGGTTCAGGATGATTTTGAGGGGTATAAGTCGGTGTTGTAAAGGTATAGCACGGTCAGCAGGCGGGTTCAAATGGAAAGTCGTCTAAATTTTTTTCTTGGGGAATATTACAAATGGCCGGTGGACTTATGCAGCTGGTTGCTTATGGCGCTCAGGACGTTTACCTTACCGGTCAGCCCAAGGTGACCTTCTTCCAGGCGGTGTACAAGCGCCACACCAACTTTGCGATGGAGAACATCCAGCAGACGGTGAACGGCACCCCCTCCAACAGCGGCCGTGTGTCCGTGACGATCGCCCGCAACGGCGATCTGGTCGGCAACATGTACGTGGGCCTGATCCCTAACGGCTCCAACGCGACGACCTCCAACAACACCACCTTCGACACGTGCTGGGTGGCTGAGCGTGCGATCGCTGCCGTCGAGCTGACGATCGGTGGCCAGCGCATCGACAAGCACTACCAGGCCTGGTTCCGTCTGTACGCCGAGGTGTTCCTGGGTGAGTCGGACAAGATCAACTACGGTAAGATGACGTCCCAGTCGACCGCCGCGGCTGACCTGGCAACCAACAAGACGTACGTGTACCTGCCGCTCCTGTTCTTCTTCAACCGCAACCCGGGCCTGTACCTGCCCCTGATTGCTCTGCAGTACCACGAGGTCCGCCTGGACTTCGACCTGACCTCGACCTTCTCCAGCTACTTCGGCACCTCCAGCCCGGTCTTCGAGGTGTGGGCCAACTACGTGTACCTGGACACCGAGGAGCGTCGCCGCTTCGCCCAGAAGGGTCACGAGTACCTGATCGAGCAGGTGCAGCACACCGGCGGCGACTCGCTGTCGGGCGCCCAGAACACCGTCCGTCTGTCCTTCAACCACCCGGTGAAGGAGCTGATCTGGTGCTACCAGAACGGCAGCCAGACGAACACGTCCAACCTGAACGGCATGTGGAACTTCTCCACTGGCTGCGCGAACGTGCAGGTGACGTGCAACACCGCCTCGGTTCTGTCCCAGGGCGCGGTGCTGCCCCACATGCTGGGCGCGCCGATGCTCACCTCCAACATTGTGCAGACCGGCGCCTCCAACCTGCTCTTCAACTCGACCGTTGGCGCCTACGGCTGGATGGAGGAGGGTGCCGCCGTGTCTGCGGCCGCCACTGGTCTGGGCCAGAGCGCCTACGAGGTCGGCCCGATGCGCGACTTCAAGCTGATCCTGAACGGTCAGGATCGCTTCAAGGAGCAGGTCGGCAAGTACTTCAACCAGTACCAGCCGTACGTGTACCACTCCGGCACGCCCTACCCGGGCATCTACGTGTACTCCTTCGCGCTGCAGCCGGAGGAGCACCAGCCGACTGGCACCTGCAACTTCTCGCGTATTGATAACGCCCAGGTGTTCTTCAACCTGAAGAACAGCACGACCAACCTGCTCCAGAAGATGTTCGCGGTGAACTACAACATCCTGCGCATTCAGTCCGGGATGGGCGGCCTGGCATTTTCCAACTGATCTTACCATATATTATTTTCACATGGTAAGATTTATAAAATCCAAAAAAATACGGGAAGGAGAAAACGGTCGCAAACGACCGGGCTTCGGCCCCAGGAACGTTCAAGGTTCCTGAGGTTGAAACGTAAAGAATATCTTACCATAATAGTAAGATGGACCCCCCTCTACTCAAAAAGTGCTCATGCTCTCGCGCACCACAGCCTTTGGATCAATTTTTGGACAAAAACAACAAGGAAGTGGCGACGTGTCTCAAGTGCCGTGAGAAACAACGCAAACACGATAAAAAACCCGACCGCCGTGAAAAACACAACGAACTTCAAAAAGAAAAGGGATACTACAAAGAGTGGCGTGCTAAACAACTCGAAGAGCGTCCAGAAGAGTATCGCCGGCACAACAACGAAATAAACAGAACCTGGCGTACTGAAAATGCAGAGCACGCCGCCAGGTGGTACCGCACACACGTCAACCCACGTCTGGACGCCTTGAAGCGCGCGGCTGTAACTCGGCGTATCGAGTGGCGCCTAACAGATGAAGAGGCCAAAGTTATGCTCACTAGTCCATGTGTGTATTGCAACCATATAGACCTTGAAGTACGTGTGAATGGCATAGACCGCCTAGACTCGAGTGTATGTTACACTACTGAAAACTGTCGCCCTTGTTGTAAGAATTGCAACTACATGAAAGGCACCTTTGACCCCAGGACGTTCATCGCATGGGCCACGCGTATAGCCGCCTGTACCGCCGAGTTTCCCGACGTTCCCGTATGTGAAGATCACAAAAAGATTAATCGCGCCCAATAACCTTCCAAACCCCCTTTAGGGCTGCAAACTCCTCTTCGATGAGGACAGCCGTGTATTCCGGATCAAACTCTGGAGAACAGCAAAAGACGTCTATGTAAATCATATTGTTCTCGGGGTA